GCGTTCCTATTAATCATAAAGATATCGTTGGTATTTACAGACCAAGTAAGGCTTAACCATGCCATGGACTCCTACTGACACTTTACTCGGAACGGTAACTGAATATCAGAATTTTAATTTTCCGATTCAGTATTATACAGAAACTGCTGGTGCACCAGACCCAATTACTGGTTTACCTGGACCAACATCTTCTACTTACTATCCTGTAACTATTGTCGCTGGTTCTGCTAAAGACACTGTTGTTATAACTAATGGTCTAACAGCTAATATTGCTGGGTTTTTCAAATATGTCTTTAATGACACTATTGAATATAAGAGTAAAAGTAAAACTATGGTGACTTTAGTCGGTGATGCTGACAAAGGTACGTGGGATAAATTAAACACCAGTGATGTATATCATATGACATCGTTTAAAGCGGATCCATCCAGAGATCTAACTTTATCTTACGTAGCTACTGCGAATGGAGAGTCTCAAACATATACTATAAGAATCTTCGACCCAAATTGGACTAATGGGCAAAATGCTTTGAAAAACGCTATCGCTTTGACGGAGGTTTAATGCCAGCAATATCTTTAGAGTCTATGCAATCTACTGGGCACGGATGTTTTCCACCAACCCCAGCCATTGGACCATATACAACAAAGTCATTTATAAATGGTAAAACCGTCCAACTTTTGGGGCATACCAAGTATGAGGCACATACATGCGGGATTGTAACACACTCCCCAGACGAAAGAATAACTTCTGGTTCTTCTGGAACCTTTTATTTTGAGGGTAAATTGGTGTGTAGAATCGGTGATGCTATCGCTTGCGGGGATACAATTGCTGAAGGATCTTCCAATACTTTCATAGGATAACCTAAATAAAGAAAATGGCAAATAATACAAGAACCTTTTCTGATTTTGACCTAAACTTCACTGCTCACCCAGTGACAGGAGATATTGTACTTAAAACTGACGAATCAGCTATTAAACAGTCTGTTAAAAATTTATTACTAACAAGAAATTTTGAACGACCTTTCCATAGTGAAATAGGATCTCCCATCCGCCAGCTGTTATTCGATCTTCCTGGACCAATGTTTACTATTATGTTGCGAAAGGCTATTATAGACGTTATCAATAATTTTGAACCAAGAGTCAATATTATTGATATAGAAGTTAACGACCAGTTAGAAGAAAACGCTGTTAATGTGACTTTAACCTTTAGCATCGTTAATACAACTAGACCAATAACTCTTGACCTAGCATTAGAGAGAACACGATAAATGGCTACAAACAATAAAAGAATTCAAGTATCAGAATTAGACTTTGATGCTATTAAGGATAATTTAAAAACCTACTTACAGGGTCAGAGTCAATTTTCAGACTACGATTTTGAGGGATCTAGTATTTCTGTATTATTAGACATTCTAGCCTACAATACCCATTATAATGCACTTTATACCAATTTGGCATTTAATGAGATGTTTTTAGATTCTGCATCTAAGCGTTCTTCTGTGGTTTCTTTAGCTAAAATGTTAGGATATACACCAAAATCAGCTACATGTGCTCGTGCTGTTGTCAATGCTAGAATTATTTCTCCAACTTCTAGCCCAGATGTTGCGACTATCCCTGCAATGCAACCATTCACCTCTGTAAAAGATAACATCACTTATACCTTTTATAATCAAGAAGATGTTACTGTCGCTAGATCTGGTGGCGCATATGTTTTCTCAAATTTAACTTTAGTTGAAGGAACACCTTTAAGTTATAGATTTGTAGTGACTCCAGGAACACGATATGTTGTCCCTAATCCGAATGTAGATCTTACTACATTAAAAGTCACTCTACAAGAAACTGCTACATCAGACATTTATTATAATTATACTAGATCTGATGATTTAACTACTGCGACTGGTGACTCTCGTGTATATTTCTTAAAAGAAATCATTGATGGATTATATGAAATAACATTTGGTGATGGTGTATTAGGTTTACCTCTTGAAAATGGTAATGTTATCACTATATCATATTTCGTTTCTAGTTTAGATGCACCAAATACCATAAGCACATTTACATATAATGGAGTCAATGTTCTTGGTAGTAATTTAACTATCACTACTGTAGCTGCAGCATATGGTGGCGGTAATGTAGAAGACATCGGTTCTATTAAGTTTAATGCGCCAAGAATGTATGCTGCTCAAAATAGAGCAGTTACAACAGACGATTATAGATCTTTAGTGTACAATAAATTCGGTGATGCTGCCTCTGTTCAGGTTTGGGGTGGTGAAGACGGTATTGCGACTGGTATTACAGTTGGATATTCAAATGCAGCTGAAGCGAACATTAAAGCTAAACAATATGGTAAAGTGTTTATCTGCATTAAACCAAAGTCTGCCACAAAATTAACAAACCAGCAAAAAGAACTTATCACTTCTGAAATTTTAAGTCAAAGAAATATAATTACCGTAGTTCCAGAGATAGTTGACCCAGAATATTTTAATGTTGGATTAACTGTATCAGTTTATTACGACCCCAAAGCTACTCCAAAATCTGCTGTTCAGATTGAAAGTATAGTTAAGGAAGCTATTACATCATATAACGATACAGAGTTGGAAAGATTTGACAGCGTTCTTCGCTATTCAAAACTTTTAGGAATTATTGATAATGCAGACCCAGCCATTACCAATAACATTACTAAGTTGATGATTCACCATCCACATAGCCCAATGTATAATGTTTCTTCTCAATACATTTTAAAGTTGATTAACCCAATTTCACAAGAAGGTACAATAACTAATCCAGTGTTTTACACAACTGGGTTCTATATCCCTTCTAGCACAAAAATACATTATCTAGACGATGACTCTAGTGGTAATGTTAGATTATATTATCTGGATGACGCTTTTAATAAAGTTATTGTTAATCCTTCTATCGGTAATATCAACTATGCGTTGGGCGAGATTGTTGTTCGTAATTTAACAATCACTTCATTAGATGGTCCAATTTATGATTGGATTATTAGACCAGAATCATATGACGTAGTTTCTGCATTGAACCAAATCGTTCAGATTGATCCAACTAATCTAGTTGTCAATGCTATAGCGGATCAAACTGCTTCTGGTAATTTTGGTGCTGGTTATAATTACCAATTCAATTCTATTAGATCGTAAAAATGAGAACAGATTTATCAACTGTTGTTACCAAACAACTTCCTGAATTTATCAGGGAAGATTACCCAACATTTGTTGCGTTTGTACAAGCATATTATGACTGGTTAAAACAACAACAAATTGATTTGGTTGAAGCAAGAGATGTTGACAAAACTTTAGATGATTATCTAAAATACTTTAAAAAAGAACTTTCTGTTCATTTACCACGTATACAAGAAGATGATCGTTTAGTTCTTCCACGAATGAAAGAACTTTATCTGGCTAAAGGTTCTTTGTCTTCGTTTAAACTTTTATTCAGACTATTATATTCTAAGGATGTAGAAGTTACATATCCAGGACAACAGATGCTAAAGGCTTCTGATGGTACTTGGAATCAGGAGATTTCTATCTTTGCAAAAGTAGAATATGGTGATCCAGATGAAATTATTGGTAGACTTGTTGATATCGTAAGCGCAGGTAGAGCCATTCGTGTTCTTGTTGATAGAAAAGAAGCTCTTACTGGTGAGATAGAGAGAATAATTAATGTTGGTAATGGTATTTACGAATTTTTCTTAGATAAGAGATTTTTCGGTAATATTAATGTTGGCGATAAAATAAAATATAAAGATATATTTCAAGCAGAAATTTTACCCGCAACCCAAAGACCTATTGTTTTACAAGCTGGTAAGGGATTCCGTGTTGGACAGGTGTTTTCAATTAACTCTGGTGGTGGTACTGGAGCCTTATTAAAAGTAACACAAGTTGATTCTGTTGGTGGTATTAAATATTGCGAACTTATTAAATTCGGTATCGGATACACATCAGACTTCGGATATCAGATTGTATCTAATAATTCTATTAATAATAGAATTGTTAATGATGATATTACAAAAACTTATATTTATGGAAACAATTTATCTATTAATGAATCTACATTAGGTTTCGATGAATAGGGATATATTAG